CCGCCCCGAGGTGGGCGACGTGCTGATCCGCTACCTGTCGCTCGGGCGGAACTGGTCGACGTACTTGACCGACTCGTTCTGCGCCGCGCCCACCACGGTCGCGATGCTCGTGGCTCGCGGCGAGTACCAGGCGTGGCTCGCGGACGACGAGCGCATGGACCCCGACCACATCAGCTCGCTCGTCGACGCGCTCGAAGCTGCCGGCGCCGACTTCGCCTACAGCCGCGTCCAGATGTACCGCAAGGGCCAGGCGCCCGGGCACAGCTACGAGATCGGCGCGGACCCGCCACAGCTCGGACAGATCACCAATGCACTCTACCGCGCCGACCTGCTCAAACGGGGCCTGTTCCCGTTCGGGGCCGGCATGACGGCGGATTGGGCCTGTATCTCCCGCTGGATGCAGGCTGGCGCTACCTGGGCGTACGTACCGAGGGTGACGCTCACGCACAGGATCGACCATTGAAAGCCGAGCGACTGTCGGGGCCGAGTATGCTGGCCCTCGCCGGCGACATGTCGGGTCCGACGCTCTGGCGCGTGCTGTTTCCGTTCACGGCGCTTCACAAGCTCGGCTATCGGGCTGACTGGGCTTTGAAGGACGCGCCGGGGATCGGCTCGTTAGCGCCGCTCTACGACGGCTTCGTCATCCCACGGATGGCCTGGAAGCCGGGGCAGCGGCAGATTGCGGAGCAGTGGTTCTCGATGATCCGCCGGGCCGGCCGCTTCGTCGCCTACGACCTCGACGACGACATCCTGACCGCCGACCTCAACTATCGCGCCGTCGAACTTGGCTGGGCTGACGGCAAGACGTTCGTCGAGCTGGAGGCCGAGCGCTTCGAGCGGATCTGGGCGCTTCAGCAGGCCGACGGCGTGACGGTCTCGACGCAGCGCTTAGCGACGGTCGTCCGGAGCTTTACGACGCGCCCGGTGATCGTCGTGCCCAACGCGATCGACGTGCCGTGGTTCCGTCGCGTCCTCCGTAGCGCCGAGCGGCGTAGCGCATCGCCGACGATCGGGTGGGCCGGCGGCCGGCGCCCTGACCGCGACCTGGGCCCGATGGCCGAAGCCTGGAGCAGGATCGCTCGGCGCTACCCAGCGGTGACGTTCGTCGTCCAGGGCCATGTGCCAGCCGTGGTCACGGACGCGGTGCCGGCCGATCGCCTGCTGGTGCTGCCGTGGATGCCGCTCGAACGGTACCCGGCCGGGCTCGTCGAGGTCGATATCGGATGTGCGAGTGTTTCGGACGAGCGGTTCAACCGCTGTAAAACGGCGATCAAGGCGTACGAGGCCGCCGTGGCTGGCGCGGCTGTCGTGGCGACGCCGACCGTCTACGGCCAGGTGATCGAGCACGGGCAGACGGGGTATCTCGCGGAGACCGCCGATGAGTGGGAGCATGCGCTTGCCAGGCTCGTCGAGAATGAGGCCGGGCGCAAGATCGTCGCTCGGCGGCTGTTACGGCACGTCGAGCGGAGCTATTCTCTGGCGGAGAACCTTTGGCGCTGGCCGAGCGCATGGTCGGCGATCCAGGAGGACGCGCAGGCGCGTAGAGGAAGGCTGGTGGCGGTGTGATGGCCGCGTCGTCGTGGCGTGAGCCGAAGCCTCCTGCCGAGCAGAAAGCGCCGCCGCGCGATGCGCGCTGTAGCGCCTGCGGCGGCTGGATTCTGACTGTCCCTGGCGGCACGCTCTGGGGGAAGGGGCGCTGCGGGAACCGCCGCTGTCGTCTCTACGGAGAGCCGCAGCGGTTCTCGTTCCGCTAGGCTCGCGCCCTCATAGCCCGGGTCGTCAGCGAATCGCTACGGCTCGTAGCTGCACATCTCGTAGAATCAGAACGCCCCGGGCGGTACTAACACCCGAGGCGAGCACATCGGACGTTGGAGGTCACGATGCACACCCGCTATCGTATCAGCCTGGTCTCGCTCGCGCTCCTGGCACTCGGGAGCCTCACGCCGCCGGCATCAGCCGCGCAGGACGCGGGGTGTAGCCTCGCGGCAGCAACCGCCGCCGCCGACGACCAGGCCACCGCCGCCACACGGGCCGGCATCCCGCTCACCGTCGAGGGCAAGGGGCAGACGCAGTCGCTGCCGTTCTCGCTGGGCGGCGGCGCCTACACCGTGACATGGTCGATGAGCGAGCCAAGCACGATGCTCTCCTTCATCAATCTCGATGCCGCCGCGCCACTGCCGGGCGAGACCGAGAGCCAACAGCGGCTCCGCAGCAAGGTGATTCTCAACGCGAGCGGCAAGGATGGAAGCGCTGGAGAGACCCATCTCTACGGAGTGAAGCCGGGTACGTACTATCTGGGTGTCAGAGCGCCGGCGGGCTGGTCCGTGACCTTCACACCACTGCCTGTCTAGGTGCCTACCATTGCAACGCATGAGCGGCTGATGTAACCTAGCAGCAACCGAACACGCAACGGGCGCCTGACGCCCCCACTCGCGCGCACAAGAGCCGCGCGGAGAGGGGGCGTTTTTGATGGCCCTGGCGTACAAGAGCATCCCGTTCGCGGTCAAAGCTGCCGACCGCAACGCCGACGACACCGGCTGGGAGATCGCCGGCCTGGCCTCGACATGGTGGGGCGAGCCCGATGCCTACAACGACGTCGTCGCGCCCGGCGCGTTCGCCGCGTCGATCGCCGAGCGGGCGACCAAGTTTCTGTTCGAGCACCACACGCCGATCGGCAAGCAGCTCGAGCTGCGCGAGACCGACGACGGACTCTACGGCCGCTGGTCGGTCGTCGACACCACGGCCGGCACCGACGCCTACAAGCTGGCGAAGGCCGGCGTCCTCGACTCGCTCTCGATCGGGTACATCCCGCTCGAATGGGAGATCCGCGACGACGGTGTACGGGTGCTCCAGAAGTGCCAGCTGTACGAGGTCTCGGCCGTTTCTATCCCGGCCAACCCCAACGCCGTCATCACCGACGTGAAGTCGAGCGCGTGCGCCGCATGCACGGCCGCGCACCGCGAGCACGCGCAGAGCATCGAGCCAGCGGCGGCGAAAGCCGAGCCCCGGCTCCGCATGGACGACGAGCTTCGCCGCCGGCGCCTGGCGCGCCACGGCATCCGACTGGAGCATCACATCTGACCCTGGAGATCACATCATGACCAGCAGCAGCCCGAGCACGCCGCCGATCAAGCCCGAGCGCGAACATAGCTCCCCGAAGCTCCCGCGCGATCCGAGCGCGCCGACGGAGCCGACCACTGAGCCGACCGACCCAACGCAGCCGGCGCCGGCGCCGGAGGAGCAGGAGCCAGCACCGTGAGCATGACGATTCCGGAGGCCCACGCCGAGATTCGTCGGCTGTACGATGCCGCTGCCGCGATCGAGAACAAGTACCCCACCGGTCTGACGCAGGACGTCAACGCCGAGGACTACACCGAGGCGAAGCGCCTGCTCGGCGAGATCGACGGCCTCGAAGACAAGCTCGCGGGGCTGGAGGAAGCCGACGCCCGACGACGGCGGATTCTGGACAACCAGAAGCGGCTCGGCCAGCCGCGCGAGCCGCACATCCAGCCGCACGGCGAGCCTGGCGGCGACGGCGGCGCTGGCCGCGCCGTCAAGCTGTTCGGCCGGCAGTTCGTCGAGAGCGACGAGTACAAGCGGATCGTCGAGTCCGGCGTCTTGAATAACCCGTCGAACCGCGTCGACTTCGGCGTGAAGCTCGACGGTAGCTTGCTCGACCAGTTGCTCGGGAAGGCGCTCGTCTACTCGGGCTCCGGCACTGGCGGCCCGCTGATCCGACCCGAGCGCCAGGCCGGGCTCGACTACCTCTGGCGGGACACGTCGTTCCTCGACCTGATCCCGACCGGTACGACGACCTCGAACAGCATCGAGTACTACGAGATGACCACCAGCACCAACAACGCTGCGTGGGTCTCCGAGGCGACGGCGACGACCGGCGCAACCGGCCTGAAGCCCGAGGGCGCCGTCGGCTGGCAGCTTCGCTCGGCGCCGGTCTCGACGCTGGCCGAGTGGATTCCGATCACCAACCAGATGCTCGCCGATGCGCCATTCGTCGACGGGCTGATCCGCCAGCAGTTGCTCACCCACTTGCAGCTCGCGCTAGAGACGGGTGTGCTCTCCGGCAACGGCACGGCGCCCAACCCGCTCGGGCTGCTCTCGAACCCGAATATCCTGACGACCGGGCTTGGCGCCGGGTCTGGCAACGCGGTCGACGCGGTCTACCACGCCATGACGGCCGTCATGGTGACGGGGCTCGCCAACCCAACCGCGTCGGTGTGGAACCCGCTCGACTTCGAGGCGATCCGCCTGGCGCGCGAGAACGCCGCGTCTGGCACGCTCGGGCAGTACCTCCTGGGCCCGCCGTCGGTCACCGGGCCGACGACGCTCTGGGGCCGCCCGGCCGTCCTGGCGCTCGGCATGCCGGTCGATACCGCGCTGGTGGCCGACTTCCAGCGGGCGTGCATGCTTTTTGACAGGGAGCAGGCCGCGATCCGTACGGGGACGATCAACGATCAGTTCGTCCGCAATATGCAGACGATCCTGGCGGAGCTTCGTGCAGTTTTTGTCTGCTTCAGGCCTACTGCCGTGTGCCGCGTGACGGGAGTGTAGAGTGACGGGCGTCTAGTGCTATGACCGCGTACCGCGTCGGCGAGCAGGGCGCGTCCGTCTACGCGGCGGACGGGCGCCTGCTCGGCTCGTTGCCGCCCGGCGTCGTGATCGTGCCGGCCTCCGAGGGAGCGCCGGCACCGTCCGAGCCGCCCAATCTTTCCGAACGGGTCCACGATGGGAAGCGCATCCGTGGGTACGACGACAAGGCGCTCCGTCCGACGCCACCGCGCCAGCCCGACCCGCGGCTCCGCAACCCGCTGGCGGGGAGCGGCTGATGGTCGCGTACACCACCGCGACCGCGATCGCTGCCTATCTCGGCGAGACGTTCACACCCGAGCAGGCAACACAAGCCGACGCCGTGGCGCTGGCCGTCACGGCGTTCATCGACCGCTACACCGGGCACACCTGGCAGGGCACCTCGCCGGTGCAGGCCGAGTGGCTCCCGCTCGTCGCGCGCCACGACGACGGCGCCGAGACTACCTGGCCGACCGTCTACCTCCGCAACCGCCCGGCCGTCGCCGTTACGGCGGTCGTGCTCCGCTCCGGCGGGCCGCCGGCCACGCCGACCACGCTTGACCCGAGCCAGTACGAGCTGGTCGACCCCGCGCACGGCGTGCTCCGCCTCGCCGCGTCCGGGGCCGGCTACGACCCGTACGGGCGGCAGCTCGTCGCGCTCGTCGACTACACCTACGCTGATGCGGTGCCGCCAGATATCACGCTCGCGGCCACCATGATCGGGGCCTCCGAGATGGCGCGCGTACTGGCGGTGCAGGAGTCATCCGAGCTGATCGCCGCGCACCCCGAGCTAGCCGGGCTCAAGAGCGTCTCCGTCGGCCAGAACGACGTCAACGTCCAGCTTGCCGATACCACGGCTGCTGCCG